TTATTCTCTTTTGTCCCTCGCCTTGTTCTTTCCGATTTCGAGATACAATATCATCTCTTGTGGCATTTGCTTTTTTATCAACTCCCCCATTTCTTCTATTGTGATCAGATCCATGAGTTCCATCATCTTCTTGTTTAATTTTTCCGGTATTCCTAACGCTACCGCTCTCGGATAGATCATCACAAGGCACTTCATCGGATATCTGTCTGACATCCAGTTATACGGATCATGAACACCTCCATTTAATACTTGTAGTGTTCGCTGATATATTTCTCCGATCAATTCCACTTTTTCTCTTGTATACACAACCATTCACCTCACCTTGTCCATTCTTCCTTCTTTTCAAGCACATCCTTCATTACCGTTTCCGGCACATCTTTCATTTTCTTTAATTCTTCCTCTGTGTATCCCATCTTGTTAAGTTCTCTTGCTATCATTACCGGTGTTACTTCTTCCGGCTTTGCATTTTCGTTTTCTCCCTTCAGTTCTTCCAGTGCTGCATTCAGAGCTTTTCCGAAAACTTCTCTTGAATCTTCTTTCATTTCTTCCTGTTTAGGAACATATACAACTATAGTTTTTGTTTCTTTATCATAGCTTCCTGCCTTTGTCTTGCAGTCCGCATGGTTCTCTTTGTATTCACTGTATTTCATTTCTACTTCTTCACAGCTTTCTGCTTTTTTTTCGTTCATTTTCTTTTTATAGCATTCTGGGCAGAGTCCGCTTTTTCCGAAATATTTAATCTTTCTTTCACGTTCTTCTGCTTTTCCGTAAATCTGTATCTCTTCTGTATGTCCACAGCTAAACGTTACATCGTACTTCATTGCTTCGTTCTCCTTTCTTTCCTCTCTGCAATTATAATATACACTAAATTGGTGTATATGTCAATGGTTTTTTCACTAATTTAGTGTATTTTTAAAAAAGTGAATGTGGAATCACAACCTTTCAGATTACAGGCAGTACATAATATAATACGTGTTGCCATTATCTTCGACAATTCCCCAGTCCGGAAGAGCTGTCTTTTTATCCAACATTTTTTTGTACTTTTCTTGCTCTTCTTCGTCAACTCCCCATTCTTCCATGTAATCATCGAAGTGTCTTTCAAAGTCTTCTCCTTCGAATACTACAGTGCCTCTTTTAAGTTCTTCTTCCGCTTTTCTTTTTGAATATCCATTTTTCATTAATACTTCGATATCAGTCATCTTTTTTCCTCCTCTCAGAATCTCGGCTACAACTAGCCGTTCTACATAGTCGGGGCATTTGCTAAGCCCCTTCTCCCAATTTTCGAGACTCCTGTACGGAATCCCGAGTTTCCGGGACACGTCCTTTCTGGACATCCCCCGTGCCTTGCGAGCTTCTTCAATATTCATCGCTTCGCTCTCCTTTCTTTCCTCTCTGTAATTATAATATACACCAATTCAGTGTATATGTCAATAGTTTTTTCACCGATTTAGTGTATTTTAAAGCAAAAAAATAAGGCCGGAGAAACCTCCGACCTGTTAATCATTTCAGAACAACTGGAATCTGTCGACCTTCTTCCCAAAGCTTCCGGCATATCCATCCTGTCCACTGCCTGTCTCATTATTGTACTGCCAGTCATAGTAATTGCCGTTCACAGGACTGACTCTGTACTGTGCTTTCTGACTGCTGCCATCCGGTGCAAGATATATCACCTCGATAGCATCAATCGGCTTACCGTTTCCGGCATATCCATTTACCGGATCAGCCCAATTGAACCCGCTCACGTATGGCAGCCACTTTCCACCCAGAACATGAACACGGTATTCGACTTTTCCCACGTTACACATGATTGCAACGTCTGTGATCGCCTTTCCCCTGACTCCTGCATAATCGGCAAGATTCTTCACGGATGGATACGTTTTTCCCCCGGCTTTCACGCAGTAGGTAAATACTACTGCCGCATTATAGTGTCCTCCTGATGGTTTGGCAGTCTCTTTCGGACCAGAAGCTGTTCCCTGTCCGTAATCAATATCACAGAGCTTCAGAAGATGCGTGAATCCATTCTGTGACAGATTGGCGATCCGCACACCGTAAGCTGATCCATCAGCAGCAATGTACTGATCATTTCCGAGATAGATTCCAATATGCCCATTCATCCATACTGCCCAGCCGATATGCGCATCAGATCTTTTGCTGATCTGGATCACCTCAACCGCTGTACTCTTATACTGTCCTGATCCCCGGACAATGCCGGTATACCAGCTAATCAGACCGGAACAGTCTACGCATACCCTTCCAGCTTTCTTATCATCTGATTTCCATACACAATTAGATCCATACATTTTCCGGAGTGCCTGGATCTTTGCCAGACTCATCACTGTACCCTTTGCCCCATATACATAGGGTGTTCCGATCTTACTTTTTGCAAATGCGATTAATCCTGCTGCTGTCTTACTCATATTTTTCTCCCTTCCTGCACCGGTGCAAACTTAGTTCTTCTTATATTTATTGCGATTCCACATTTCCGTGACACGTTCCCAACCGCCAGTGCTTACCAGATAGACAATAAATGCGGCAATAAATGATGCGAAAATGTAATACCACTCAATTACTACTGTATAATATGTGCATAGTACGATCACTGACACGGGTGTCAAGATCAATGCTGTAGCCAGTGCGACTGCATTGGTCTGTACTTTTTTAAGTCCGGGCATTTCCTTAATAACCTGCACAATCACGCTGACCATGAAAGCCAGTACCCCGATTCCTGCCAATATGTAACTCATATACTGCATTAATATTTCAATGTTCATAGTTAGTCTCCTTTATTTCAATCCAAATTTCATTGCCGCTGCACCAAGAACAAGACCGAGGGCAGTTGTAAGAACGTATTTTACAGCTGTTCTCCACATATCTCCATCTCGACTTTCTAATGTTTCCAAGCGTTTCCCTTGCTGCTTCTGCTCGCTTACCATAAGTTCTATACTCTGTGCGAGCTTTTCGACTGACACTGTAAGCGAATTAATCTGCTGCGTAATCTTCTCCAATACTTCAATCCGCTTGTTCTGACGATGGTTCTCGTCTTCAATCCTCTTCTTGAACTCTTCATGCTCTGCCCTTGTAATTACATCATCCATCTTTCTCACCTCCTTTGCATTTAAAGCCAAAATCATCCGATTGCGAACACCGGGCGGATCCCGTAAGTGCTTGTAGCTGCATCTGTACTGGCATCTCCGTATTGCGACATCAGGGTGTATGTCTGCGATCCTGCCACATTTCTTAACCAATAATTCTGTCCGATACTTTTTAATTCCGGACATAATCGGAACAATGATAATTGCTGTGTATCAGATGTCTGCCTATTATTGCCATCGGCACAAATATAAGTCCCATGCACCATTACTTCGTTCATGAGATCTACAGATGTACTGACCCATGATCCGTCAGAAAACATCTTATGGGTTAGCAATAAACTTTTAAATGCGTCCGGCAGCGAGTTAGCTACTTGATTTAACCGCACAGTTTTCATTATCGAACTTTTGTAGCCACCTGATGTACTGTTGCTTGTATGCATCTGTCCGCTCCCTAATATAGTATCCGGGACTATTAATATATGGGGTTTTTGTACTTTTTCTGATTCTGGATAACCTACATTTTTCCAGTAATTGATGTCTGCTATCCGATATTTCACCCCATCCTTTTCCCAGTAATCACCAACATACAAATCCTTGAAGCTTCCATCTCGAATTGTAGCCAGCTGTTCTGCTGTGATCGACTTGCCCAAGGATTTTCCCCGGAAGATGTTGCGGTGCATTTCCGTTGACGGTGCCGTCTGCATATATACGCTGACTGCCTGACCTACCATCTCAGCGGTAGCAGCAAACTTTCCAGCCTCTGCATCCTCCCGGACTGACTGGGCGATCTGTTTAGTCTCATCCATCTTGTTAAGGATCTGCTGCCATACAGTCGGCTCAGGATCGGATGGAGTGCCACCGCTTAAGGTTGCCAGAATCGTAAAGCTCTTGATATCCGTCGTGATGACAGTATCACCGAGCACGCCGGATACAGATACACCGACTCGACCAGGTGCGGCAAGAGCCTCTGCTGGCACGGTACAGGTATCATCTTTCAGAAGTTTCGGATGATTTTCCCCATCCGCTCCTCGGAAGAAAGCCGTCTTTGTCATTCCATCCCATTCCTCTGAAAAGTCGAACTCTGCCCGTAAATACTCCCTCGTTCCCTCTGCTGTCTCAGGCGGCTCAAGATAGAGCCGCCTGATTTACTACTTTTATCTTCATGCTTTTTCCTCATCCTCTTTTACAAGCTCCGTCATACCGGAATCCTCCAGGATCTCTTTTACCTTGTCTTTTAACAGCCGTGGAACCTGTCCATATGTCTTCTTTCCCATCATTATCTGCTGTGCCCATAACATTGCCATCATTTCTTTACCTCCTGCATTTTGCATTAATATGAATATATTGGTTAATAGAGTTACCATCACTGATACACCTGTTCAGACATTTCCAAGATGCATCCTTTCAACATTTCCACCTGTTCTTTTAAATCTGCATTCTCCCGGATCAGTGCCTCCATCTTTTCTGCCACTGTCTCTCCCGGCTTTGACAGGATGATGCCCATGATACCGGCTGTGTACTTGATGATTCCCTCAAGAGTGGTATACCCCTCGTACTCTCCGACCGTCTGACTACGCTCGGAAATGACCATTTTCCGGGTCTTCAGCTTATCCCCGAACATTCCCCGGAGATCCTCTTCCGTGGCTGATACAGTCTTGATCAGCAGTGTGCCGTCACACCGGATGGATGCCGACTGGATCTGCAGGTCTGTTCCGTCATTGTATGTAAGTATCATGTCGCCACCTCCTAATCTACCAGCCATGCAATCTGCGAACAGATATAACCGTTATACTGCATCTGCACGTTGGCTCCACGGAAAAGTCCTACCTTTCCTGTTCCCATGCTTGCCGGTGTTACGGAAATAAAAAAGTCCGGATAGGTCTGCCCTCGTACTACTGCCGGTGCGAATACATAATTCGCCGGACGGTCACCCGCCGCAAGATTAACGATTGTTCCGTCTGCTGCGGAACTGGTGTCCACAAGATTCAGGATCCTTAACTTTCCCATCCGCTGCAGCCGCACTCCTGATTTCAGTGTCTCCGTAGATGGGGTCATGTCTTCCTGCATCGTAGCCATTGACGGCAACACATCCAACAACTTTTTCACTCCCGTCACATTGATTCCCTCCAACGTAATCTCAAATACCGGGCAATCATCCACAAGATCACCCTCCTGCAGATTCCCTTTTGTATATGCAGGAACTGTAGGTGTCCCGCTCGTTGGCGTTCCCATAATATACAGCCATTCATTTGTCTCGATACCGGTCTCTTTATTCCGGGTATACCGGTTTACGACCAGGTCTTTTCTCTTCATTCCCTGCGTTCCGTTCGTGATCGTGACCTCGTCATAAGTACCAATCTTCACAGCTGATACATTCCCGTGATGTGCCATGATTCCACTTCGGATCTTAAGCAGATTATTCGATGTTAATTCCGGTTCAAGATTTTCCCCGGAAGTCAGAATGCAGCTCCCCTGCCCGATCGTTCCCTCAAGGATCTGACGGAACTGCTGGCTGGTAACGTGAGGACTGCCAGTCTTTCCTGATACTATCTCCATGTTCAATCTCCTTCCAATTTATATTCTTTTGATATAACTCCATTTGTGACACTGTAAACGATATTTCCGACAGATTTTTTCATCGTCATGCCGGTCAGATAATCTCGTCCACCGATGACATCACCGATTGCCACATCAATTCCCAGTTTTTCGATATCCATATCGAATGTCTTTTTATTGCAGATCCCTTTCAACTTTTCCACTGCTTTTGATTTAAGCTCCGCTGTCTCCGTTGACGTATTTTCGTACACCTCTGCAATCTCATTCAATCCTGTATAGTAAGGCTCTTCCCGAAAAGATCCGTCCGGCCAGACATACAGATGGTATACAGTACGATCAGCAAGCTCCCCTTTTCCAGCTACGATCAGATGATTGATTCCGTTCCGACTGTCTTTCATCGTATAGTTCAGGCTGCAGTCTTTTGATAATTCCACCTGATCCGAATGATCTACAACCGGCACGGCACTGATCAGAACGTATCCGGGAATCCCTTCCTCTCGTTTGTGCCGGATCTCTAATCTGTACCCCTTACTTGCGAGCATTTCTACAATTCCATCGAGCAAGGTACAATATCTGTCGAACTGGTAGTTGCTCACAGACACCCCGGTATTCTCCTGGCTTACTACAAAGAGTCCGTCAAATTCCGGCTCGATCAGCGTCTTCAACACTTCATTCAGTTCCCCGGATATTTTTTTATAATCACTTCCGGCTGGCGGCTGGATAATTTTATGCTCCAGCATTCCACGCCATGTATAGCCTTTCAATTCCACGTAATCCAGAGTTGTATCGGTCAATACACTTCCTATGATTCCACCGTATTCCGTATCCGGGACGTACACCAACGCATCAAATGTCAGCGACTGTGTCCAGTAGCAGCGTGCAATCTGCACTGTAAACATCTTTTTGTCGTTGACATCAAATTCAACATTTGCGTCCTTCAGACTTCCGATTTCTCTTTGTGCATCTGCCAAAATCACCATGCTGCTTCCCTCCGTTCCGGGAAGATATCCAAATCTATCCCATACGTTCCCGCCCAGTTCACCCGGATGAGACCGCTTGGGATCTTTTCAAAAATGGAATATTCATAACCTCGTTCATTAAACAGATTGGATACAGTTCCATTTGTCAGATATTTATATACTGTCTGCTCTGCGGAATCAATAATCATGTATTCATTGCGTTCCAGTGTGGTTCTGACTTCGTACGGGTATCCGTTGATTAATATCTTCGGATTTGTGCAAGGTCCGTATATCGTCATCTTAAAATCTGATGCAGAGGGATGGTCAATTTCAAATTCAGCCGTCCCCGCCCGAACATCTGCGAAATCAAAAGGAAAATCAAAGGGGAAGTCCAGTCCGCTTGCCGCTGTCATCTGACTTTGCGGAAAAAGCTGCTGACTTACCACTGTCATCCATGACAAGGATGGGGCTGTAAAAGTAAGCTCCACCTCTGCCATATCGAACCCTTTCCAGTTCGACTTCTTTGACTTCTCCACACGGCAGGAGAGAAATGTATCATTGACGTACAATTTTCCATGTACTCCGAGATCTGCATCTACAGCAAGCACGCTGTACAGTTTTTCCATATTTTTCGCAAGACCTTCCCCGCTGCCATATACATCCACCTGTACCGTCTTCTGATATCCGCTTGCAGTCTCATCCCATTCGGAATCATACCAGTCTGCTTCTGCCGTATAATACGGATCAACAAGAAAATTCAGGATCACTCCTTTTGAATTTATGTAATACGCTTCTCTTATCATATTTTCGGCACCGCTCCTTTCGGCAGTTCCCGGTCTAACCGGGTCGTACCCAGGTATACCGGTCTGCTCTGCATCTTCTTAACACCGGCAGCCGTTGCATTCCCTACTTTCGTTGCCAGTTGCGTCAGATCCTCGTCTGAAATCCTCATAGTACTCTGTACGCTCTGCTGATTTATGATCTTTTCTGTACTCTGCAAGGCAAATGAGCTGGTGATCCTATTTGTATTCACCGCCATCGCCTCCCGCACCCGATTGGACAGATCTGCCATGTCCAGCGAATTCAGTGCCGAACGTGCCATTCGTTCTGAAGCCTTTTTTACAGCCGGAATCTGATCGTCAATTCCAAGTGCGAATCCCTTGCCAGAAAAACGCCCCGCTCCTCGCATTACTTTTGATGGTGAATGAATCCCCAGTACGCTCTTGACTTTTTCATAAGCCGTACTTGCCATCTCTGCCGCTTTTGATGCAGCTTTTCCAACCCAGTCACCAATTCCACGAACAAATCCTGATCCGAAATTAGACCCGGTATCGTATGAATTAATACTTCCTGCTCCGCTTTTTGCACTGGTAGCAAGGGATGTTCCTTTTGCCCTTGCATCCCCTGCCTTACTTCCGACAGCAGAAGAATATGCTGTTCCGAACGATTTTCCAGTACTTCCCGGATTCACCGATCCAGCTCCACGCTTCGCACTGTCTGCCAGTCCTTTTCCTCTTGTCAACAGCTTCCCGACAAAACTGCCGATCGCTGTATCGAAAAATCTTCCAAATGCACTACCGGTCGAGGTCGGGTCAACAGCCCCTGCTCCTCTTTTTGCAGCTTCTGCATTCGCTTTTCCCTGTTGTTCCGAAACTGACAGCTGTGATCCGATTCCTTCATTAAAAGAAGTCATCAACCCTGATCCGATTTCTTTCGTATCTCCTACTGATCCCCGCATAGCATCAAGCAGCCGGGAGATCACGCCAGTACCGGAAGAAGTAAGTTCCTCCTGACCTTCGTTCAATCCTTCAACCGCTCCCGGCCAGACATACGAAAAGATTTCTTTCACCGCACGGGACGGACTGTGGACATCAAGAGTCGTGATCAGGCTTTGCAGGAATGCATCCGCACCTTGCTCTGCCGGATCAACCAGCGTTTCAAACCCTTCCAGTCCTTCCAAAGCTCCATACCACGCCTGTGACCACGTCTCTTTAGTTTTTTCGTCCAGTCCTGAAAATCCTTTCAGAAAGCTTTCCATTCCTGCCTGCGCCTCAGTGCTCAGCGTACCGGATATCTTTGCCTGTGCCATAGCCGCTACAAGTTTTGCAGAGCCATCCTTACCGGCATTTTTTAATATTTCCTTGATCTGATCTGCACCAGTTCCGACCTGATTCAGGGCAATCCCCATTGCCTCCGTCAAGCCATCTTTGGTCTGCTGGGTTAATTGCATTGCTCCATCTTTTTCAGCGGAAAAAATACTGGTAAGCTTATCTGTCATTGCACTGGCCTGCTCGATGGCTGCTTCTGATCCAATCTCCAAAGTAGTGTCAATTCCGCTCTGAATTTCTGCCAGTGCAGAGTTGATCGTATCAGTATTTCCACTCATTGCTGCCTCTGTCAGGCTACTGTAATCGGAGATGACTTTCTGATTATCCTGCATCGCCGCATTGGCAGCGTCAAAGTTTGCCTGCAATTCTTCCAGTCCACTACCTGCTTTTTCAAGCTTTTCTTTCAGTTCTCCGTACTTTTCAGTATTCCGCACAATAGCTTCGCCCTGGGCATCATACCCCATTACTACAGCATTTGCCGATTCTGCTTCAAGTTCCTTCTCAAGTTCTGCGATCTTGCTTTTTTTGCTACTAAGCTTTTCGTAAGCATCTGCCAGTTCAGCCGCCTTGTCTGCCTGCTCTTTCATTGCATCCGCATAGTCCGACTTCATGGAGTCAAGAACGGCTTCTGCTTTTTTTGCCGCAATCAGATCGTAGACAGATTTCTTCAAGTCGCTGTAGTTCTGAATCAGTCCATCGTTCAGGCTGATTTCTACACCTAACGCACTGGACAGCTCACCTGTGATATACGCTGCCCTTGCCTCCTGTCCTGCCTGCACTTTTCCATTCGCATCAACAATCTTTTGCAGTTCTCCCCACAATGCTTCTGCATTGTCGATCTCAGATGTGGCTGCCTGAATATTTTTCTGCCTTGCCGCTGCCTTTTCGTTAATACTGTCAATTTCATCCTGTGCTGCCTGGATATTTTCCTTTTGTGCCTCCGTCAGCCGATCTGTTGATGCTGCTTCATCATCCGTCAGCAGGATTGCTGTTCCGATACAGGCTGCCAGTGCCGCCCCTGCGGTAACAAGCAGACCGATTGGATTTGATGCCATAGCAGCGTTCAGGGCTGTCTGTGCTTTCGTCCACAGTCCGGTCAGGGCAGTCGTGACTCCGATCTGACCGCTATAGACTCCCATCAGCGTTTCCCGGATCGTCAGACCGCCGTTAGATGCTACAAGCTGTAAAGCATTTGCTTTTTCCATCGCAGTCAGCCTTGCCAGGGCTGCCGCATTCAGATTCGTCTGATTCTTGCTGACCTTGGTGGCTGTGCTATACAGCTTCAATGCTGTCGTAGCTCCAGCCACCAATGGAGCTACGACACCCAGATTCCCACTCAACAGGTCGATGGCTTTTGTGACCGGTGGGAGTGCCACTTTCGCAAGCGTTCCTGCCGCTTTGGTCAGATTCTTGAATACAGATACCGCTTTTTTCCCGGCTGATTTCAATCCGCCTGAATTGAGCGACTCTGACAAGGCTTCTACTGCATCCTGTGCCGGTTTCTTTAATTCTGCCGGCAGAAGGCTTGCAAGTCCTCCCGCTATTGATTCTGCCACTTCTGCTGCGGCTGTCAGAAGTCTTCCTTTATTTCCTGACACGCCGGAAACGAAAGATTCAATGAAATCAACCGCTGTATCCACCATTTCCGGTGCGTGGGATGCTGCATCCACGGCAAAATCTGCAAAGATGTTTCCGGCTTCTTTTACGGCCGGTTTCAGACCACCATTTTTAAAGGCGTCCGTCATATCGCCTACAGCCTGCGTGGCTTGCACGGCCGTATTTTTCAGTGGCGTATCAAGAGATTCATAAATTTCAATTCCAAGACCCTCAAGACTGGATTTCAAAATCGTAACCGCACCTTCAAGGTTGTCCTGCATTGTCTCTGACATATTCGCAGCCGTTCCGTCAGCGTTCTTTATGGCAGATGCAAGCTTGTCAAAATCACCCTGCGATGCATTGACTATAGCCAGCAATCCTGACATAGCCTCCTGCCCTCCAATTGCCGCTGCCGCCGCTGCCTGCTCATCCGCGGGCAACCCCTGAAGGGAATCCCGCATATTCTCCATGACTTGCATCAGGGTTTTCATGCTGCCATCTGCGTTTTTCATGGATATATCATATTTGTCCAATGCCGCTGATGCTTCTTTTGGCGGCTTGGCCAGTCTGGTCAGCACACTCCTGAGGGCAGTACCTGCCTGGGTTCCCTTGATTCCCGAGTTTGCCATCAGTCCGATAACTTGGGACAGGTCTTCAATGTTATACCCCAACGCTCCTGCTACTGGTGCAGCATATTTAAATGTCTCACCCATCATAGAGACATTGGTGTTCGCATTACTGGATGCTGCCGCAAGGACATTTGCGAAATGGGTGGAGTCCGATGCAGCCAGTCCCATCGCTGTCAGTGCATCTGTAACGATGTCAGAAGTCGTTGCAAGATCTTCACCGGATGCCGCTGCAAGATCCATGATCCCCTCAATACCGGACAGCATATCCTGTGTCTTCCATCCTGCCATGGCCATGTATTCCATAGCCTGAGCAGATTCAGAGGCACTGAACTTCGTCTTTGCCCCCATTTCCTTTGCCTTGTCAGTCAGTTTCTGCAGTTCGTCTCCTGTAGCTCCTGATATGGCTGATACTTTTGACATCTCGGACTCAAAACTGACACCGACCTTTACAGCTGCCGCCGCTGTACCTCCAAGAGCAGTGGACACTGCACTCACTGCTGTTGCTACAGTTTTCAGACCAGTCTTTGCAAGCTTTCCCATTTTGCTTAAATCTTTTTCAATACCGGATGTGTCCAGTCCAGTATCAATAATCACTTTTCCGTCTGCCAATCATCTCACCATCCTTTCAGTAGCTCGCTTACATCTTCGCCCCGTTCCAGTGCCTCCTCCAAAGCTTTCAATTTCGCCTTATCCGGTGCTTTTTCTGTATCCAGTCCGTAATATTCCTGCATCGCCTGGTAGAATTTCTTTTGCTCCTTCGATAAACCTTTGGCCGACAGATCCAGTGTCCGGTACTCCATGATCTTCTGAAATCTTGTATCTCCTCCGAGATTTTCAAGTAAGATCATAAATTTCCACCAGTGCATCTCCTCTGTCTGTAGGTCGATTCCGTACTGCTGGATAAATCCCGCATAGATCAGATCGGCATCCGCCTCAAAATCAAATGCCTGCTTGCTGTTGATTCCGGCGATCTTCCGTGGAAAATGTTTCCGTTCCGGCTCTCTCCCGCAAGAGAAAAACCACAGCATCTTGTCAAAATGTTCTTCTGTATACCAGGTGTACTGACCGTAAAAAAGCCTGAGCATTCTCGCCATCTCGTCCTCAGTCAGCTCTCTGCCTGCATCCTGGAGGATTTTCTGACAACACAAAACGGTGCGAAAATCCCAATGGATCGGACATTCCACACCGCTAATGGTCAGACTTACCGGAAAAGGCTCTGTCAGGGAACTCATTCAGCCCCTTTCATTCCCAGTCGCTCTTTTACTGCTCTATACCTCTCGCACTGTCGGATCTGCTCGTTAAGCAGTGCTTCATAAGCTTCCAGGCATAAGAGGTGATCGTGACCCGTTCCGCATACTTTTTCCCCTGTGCCTTCCCCAAAAGTCACATCAAAAAGGTGCTTGATTGTATCACACTGCTGTCTGATCGCATCCGATTCTGTTCCTGTATCTCCAAGCCTTGAGATTTCTTCCAGTTCTTTCAGATATGCCTCTTTACCTTCCTCAAAATCCGGGTCAAAAAATGAAAAATTTAATGTAACTCCATTAATCTGCATTGTTTTTCTCCTCCATCTGCTCAAATAAGTCTTTTTCTGCTTCGTCCGCTACAACCTCACTAACTGAAGCATTATCAGTGAGGGAGATTATTCCCCCTCTGTAAATGTCTTGGTCGATGTATTGAACGTACCCTTTACCCAGTCAGTCTTGCCAAGCAGGTTACCAGATCCCTGAATTTCACCATCGTTATCCTTAAATTCAGAAATCTCGACCGCAACTTTTCTGCGTTTTGCTTCATAAGCTCCGGCTGAGCCGCTCACCGCTTTGTCCAGACACACCTTCACATAGAACGTATCTGCCTCCACCCCGGTCTTTTCGTTCTCGCCGATCTCGGAAATGTAAGCGATTGCCGGCTCACTCTGGATCAGATCAAACTCAAGCGGTGCTGTCCATTCATAACCGCCAATGCTCTGCGTTGCACTTTTCTGATTGACGTATCTCTTTGACGTAGTCTGTGCAGACGGTGAATCATCCAACTGGGTCACCCCAATTCCGAGAAGCTCATATTTAGGGGAATCAGATCCCCCTGTAACGTCAATGTAATCTGCACGCTGGTAACGCTGCGTTACACCGGTGTCTTTTGCTGCTTCAAAAATCTGTAAATTCATTCTTTTCATTGTCTTACCTCCGTTTGTAATATAAAAAGCGGCACTGAATGCGGTACTGACATTTCGTGCCTTCGTTATCGTATAAATAGCCGCCTGTCGTAGCCTGAATAGACTTACTCGTAAGATTTCCTGACAATACCGGAAGTCTTCTCTGCTCCGTACATTCATCCAGCCAGTCAGAGAATTTTTCGTAAAATTCCGCCGTGTCCTTGTTGCTTTCTTCTCCGTACCATTCCCGGGAACAAAGAGAAAATACCATCTGCCGGATCGTATCTCCGTTCGTATACCGTCTGACAATCGGGTCTGCCGGAGCAAGCTCCAGACTATACGCTGTTGCATCCTCTCCCAGCAGATCCACGTTCACGATCGGGAACATCTGTTCAAACTCTTCCAGGAACGGACACCCAGCTATAAATTCAGCGACTTTTGTTGCTACGCTCATCCTGCTTTCCCTCCACAAAAACTGGCTACTGCCTTTACAATCTCCGGCCCTCTGTCTGCCCACATCCGCTCTGCCCAGTGTGAACCCCGAAGACCATCTCCTTTGTGTTCATAATACTGCCGCCTTGCATAAGGTGCATTGTACGTGATCGTAGAGATTGCTTCTGTGGCATCCGTCTTCAATCGTCCAGTCAGCCGTGGGACATAGGGGTCAGACAGTCTTCTGACTTCGCTTGTAAAAAACCTCTGCCCTTTTCCGTTCTTGTTCAGGCTTCTCCTGAGCAGGATCTGATCTTTCGGGTCTAACTGCATTCTGATTACCATCACACACCTCCACTGATCCTGATATGTGGGGATGATCCGATAAAGTTCTCGGAATGGCTCTTCACCATCCCGACCACTCCGTTATACTGCTTTTTCAGGTCATCAATCCCCATGACTTCTCCACCGCACCATTCTCCCTGAATAAAGAGATCCCCGTTCTGAACAGTCCAGCAGGTCCCTTTCTGCCCTGTCGCAAATTGATCTGCAGGTTTCCAGTCTGCACACTGGTCGAATGGGATGCGGAGCATATGCTCGTCCGAGCTGATCAGACCACCCTGTGATGGTGTGGTCTTTCGACTGACGTGATACCATGCCCGGTCAATCCGGTGCGGCAGATACACCATCTTTTTCTGCTCCTTATCCGGGTAACGGTTAAAGAGCGTGATCACTACATTTGTAAGCATCACAATATCCCACCTTCCTGGACAGCCATCCCAGCGGAAGCAGATAGGTCCGTGCAACTTCGTAAGCTTTGCGGGATGCGACCGCTTCTGCCGTCTCTCCGTCCACCTGCTCGTTTACATAAGTCACACTGTATCCGTCCGTATTTTCCGACTTTACAGATCCATTTCCCTGCTGATTTTTCAGGTCGCAAGAATAATAAATCTCTGCAACTGCACATACAGCATCTTTTACGGTATCGTTTTCACAAGCAAAAATATCTCCGTGCATATAAGTCAGATGCCTTATATAGGCTTCTGCTTTTTTTTCTGCTTTTGCAAATTTTTCAAGTGGAATCAGCTCACCACCGTATTCAGACAAATAATAGAAATGATCCGCATACATATTGTCTTGCTCCTTCCTTATTCTCCCGCTTTCAGGATCGCAAACGGGCATCTCTTGGTCTTATCTTTTGCAAGAGCATTGATTGGATTCGGGATTTCCCATCCAAGACGCATCACCGCACGAAGAGCAATCATATCATTCTGCATCAGGTTGTATGCGATAGTTCCATCGGTGTTCTGAATCACGCCTTCCGTGAATAACTTGAATGTAATATCCTGTCTGATGGAATATACAAGCTGAGAGAAGTCTCCTGAAATCATCAGTGCCTTTGATTTGTCAAACGCTCCGTTGTTTGGGAAATTCATCGGAGAGCCATCTAAAGCATACTGCGTTGTTCCCTGCAGATCCTGCTTGAACAGCGGATCACCATTCGCATTCTTCAATCCCCTGAGCTTTGCTCTCATGGAGATATCTGCCATGTGACCATTCACAAAGTAGCCGGATCCCTCGACTTTTGCGATGACACCATCTTCTGCCATAATCTTGTCATAAAGGCTGTCAGATGCTCCGAGTGTTACGACTGCACTCGCCTTTGTTGCAGTTGCAACAACATCTTCTCTCCATGTTGACGGCTTATTTTCTCCAAAAAGCACCGCTCCATCAATGACTTTTCCAAATGCTTCTGTTACTCTTGGCTTTACTTCTGACCAAATATCATATTCTGAATCATCCAATACGGCTTCTGGAATCGGAACAATTACCGCAATTTCTTCTGCGGTGATAAATTTCTTGTCCCACTCCTGCTTTGCTGTCTTTTTCTGACCGTTATCTCCGTTTACGAAATACGCAATCGGTAACATATCCAGAACTGGCATTTTATACTGTTTACTTGTCATATTCGCCAGCTTACGTCCTCTTGACAGAACTGCTGACTGTGCGATCGTTCCCTGGATGATCTCGTTGGATTCCTGAATCGGAATTAAAGCCTCTGCCCCGCTACGATCAATGATATTTACGTCTGTTTCAAATAATTTTAAATTCATTCTGGTTCTGTTCATCTTCTACCTCCATCACTTTCTTGCTGCAGCACGGATACGTTCATTGATAGAAGCATTCATGCTTCCACCAGCTCCCTCCGAAGAGCTTCCTGAAGACGTAGACACCCGATACGTGCCACTGCCTGTATATTTCGGGTTTTCTTTCAAATACTGTTCTGCAGCTTTTTCAAATGTTGTCTTGTCGTTTACAAGTTTCGATACCTTGAACATGACATAATCAAGATCCTCTGTCTTTACACCTTTACCTGACAGAAATTTCTCATTTTTCATCTGCTGAACTTCCTTCAAAGCGTCATCACGTTCTTTCTGCAGCTTTGCCGTGTCCGGCTGATTTGCTGCACGTTCTGCCTTGAATCTTGTGATTGCTTCTGTGACTTCTCCCTCTGTCATTCCCTGACCACGGAAAAAGCCTGCAAGAGCTGCACGTTCCGACTTGCTTGCCCTGGCACTTGCAATTTCTTCCAGCTGTTCATAGGTATAAGTTCCGGAATTGGAAGCTCCGGATGTGCTTCCAGCGGATCCATTACCGCTGTTCCCAGTCCCGGCATTTCCACTCTGTCCATTAGAGCCAGCTCCGCTGCCGTCCTCGAAAAGCTGTAACATCATTCTTTTTCTCATTTCTACCTCCGTTTATGCTTCGTTGAGCTCCCGAGCTTTTAACGCCTTCACGTTTTGGGCAAAAGAAAAACACCCCTCAGGGTGTCTCCTACAAAAATGTTATACAATTATATTCCCGGTTGATATCTGTCAATCCGAGAAACCACGAATCCAGTAGCAACTTCCCTCTGTCAGAAAGCCGCTCCCATTCGATCACGGTTCTTCCGCTCCCGGTATCTGCCCTGATCCGGTCACCTGTCAGATCATTCAGCGAATTGATCAGGTTGCAGGTGAGAGCGGATACCGCTGCACATGCCCGGTCAATCCCGTCTGGACTCTTCCTACAGGCATGACCATTCATACGGATACTGCGATCTGTTATTTTGATCGTTATCATAATACCTCCTAAAAATGGGTACAAAAATACCACTCACTCCGAAGAATGGGTGGTATCTATACAATTTGTTTCATTTCATCTTCTATTTCTTCTCTTTTCCAACCTTCCTCTGAGAGAATATCTAAGATTTCTTCCGGCTCACACAATATCTCTTCCAATTTCCAAATTCTTTCACGCAAGTGTGTTCTTCTGACGGCAAATTCTATTTCTTCATCAGAATCCCCTAGCCTTCTAAAAACACCTTTCATTTCCTCATCTTCAATTTCCTGAAGTTTTTTATCAATATCAGGTGTATCTGGGTCAAACATTGTCATTATAATCCCTCCATGATTTCTTCGAGTATTTCACCAAAGATTCTTGCTGCTTCTCGTGGTTTTTTACTAGTCATATATTCAGAAAAACATTCCGCAAAGAACTCTCGCTCATTTTTGTAAGCGTATTCTGAAATATGCTTTGTGATGAATTCCTTTTTAGAAAAATCTAACGCATCGTTCAGTTCTCGTCCTTTGTAGCCCATTCTAGTCCAGTCTGCACGCTCCGCACGTGTATAATCAAAATATCCTAATCTTTGTAAGACTTCTCTCCTAACTGCTACGCTCGTCCTTGTTACACCATATTTTTCTATCTTTCCTCCATATATACCTTTCCATGTAAGGTAACCATCTAACTGATGTCCCATTTCATGAACGATTATACTGTCGGCGGTAGTTCCAAGTGGAGAAAATCCTATTTTTATATAATGCTCATATTTTCTCTTTAACTTTTCGTAATCCGAAAAATAGGAACTAAGTTTAATAACACCATGCATAGAACTGCTTGAGGCAATCGACTTCAAATCTGAATCATATATGATTTTATTTGTATATCCTTTGAGCTGCGGAAATTTGTCAAATACTTTCTTAATTCCATTATATACCGATTTTCTTGATTTTTCATCAACTTTACTGAAATCAATTTTATCCTTACCGATACCCATTACTTTTGATAATTTTGACTTTTCAAACAAGTTATCTGTACTGGAGGCTTTTATAACCATTTTTCTGGATATTTTTCCAGGTGCAACCCTGCCTTTCATATCCAAATAAATTCTTTCACGTTCCTGTTTAAGTCCCATTTTCTTCGAGAACCTTGCATACTCATCTAACTGTCCTTGGTACTTACATCGAGCTAACATAACATCATCCGGATCAGCACCGCCTTTTTGCAATAGCTGCACCTTTTCACGCTGTGCCCGCATAGCAGTTTCCATTTGACGCTGCCTTTGCTTTGCTTCATACAGTGTATATTCTTTACCACGGAACTCGGTCGGCTCGCTTTCTTTCCGATTCTGTTCGTCCAGCCATTCATCCGTATAAGTTCGTACCGATACACCGGGAACAAAAGGAAAATAAGTATGGTAGCAGTTTGCTCCACATAGTCCGGTTACTGTACCGAGTCCACAGACATCATACAATTGCTGTTG